TGGTCAAGGTCTAAGAAAAAAGAAGAGCAGTATTGGGAAAGGCAGGAGTTGCCTAAAGAGTTATCTAAGATTAAATCTATATTTCAATGGAATGATTTGCCATCAGACTTTAAAGATAGGCACGTTGATTACATTGAGCAAGAGTTTGATTATAGGGAGAGTGGGATGTTTTTTAAGAACAATGGCACGCC